TGCCATCAACCTCGACATAGTCTTTCCCGATATTCTGTAGGGCGAACTTCTTGGCGGCTTGGGCTTCCTTTTGTAACTTTTTCAAGTCTTCAAAGTTCTGAATATTTTCAAGTTCAGGTTGGCCGGTTGCCTTCTCAGTAGGTTGGCTATTGGATTTGAGTGATTCGATCTCGGCTTTAAGTGCATCTGCATTTTCTTCAGCTGACTTTGCTCGGGCAGTTAGTTTATTAACTTGCTTGAGCAGTTTACCTACAGCTTTTGGCGGTTCCTCTTCGGACTCCTCCTCGATCTCTTCATCCTCTTGCTCGGTTTCTTCTTCGGTATCTTCTTCCTCTTCGGAAATAGACTGTGAAAGAACATCTTCTTCTTCCGATGCTTCTGCTTGCTTGGAACTCTCGGGAGTTTCCACGCTTGCCTCATCGTCAGATGCCTTCTGATCACTTTCAACCTTGTCGACAAAGGATGCCGCCAAATCTTCCATGCTCATTGGGCTTTGCGCTTGATTGTCTTCTGCTCCCGTAGATTCAGCCGGAGCCTCGCTAATAACTGTGTCTGCCATAATTTCTCTGCGTTTGAAGAGTTCGCACTCTCTTGTATTGATCTGCGGAGTAAATACACTCCGCCAATGACAATTATATCAGATAGAAATTAGGATTATTCAGGAAATTTTAAATGCGTTCCAGTTGTCCTGAAACCCTTCATACTTGGCTTTTGATTTAGTATTGTGAGGATACAAACTTATACGAATTGCGTTATCCAAATCCATACATGGTATGATGTACCATTTGTTCAAAGGCTCGACATAAGCCGCTAAGGTATCGACCTTAGTGCAGTCGATTGTCTCTTTAATCTTTCTGCCTGTTGCTGAGGTAATCATGTAACGGCCCATGCCTTTACCCCTTTGGTCATAAACTAAACTACTTGTGCCTTTTATCTGTACCCGAAAGGTTCTACCCGCCGAGTTCATAACGATGCAATCCTGTGGCAAATAGTCACCAAGCGGGGTAAAAACTTCTAAGCCATGCTTTAGGGCATCTAAGAAAAACTGTTGCTCGTATAGGCTACCAGCCCTCTTCATCTTCGCTTTCAAAAATGAAGATATCATCATCAAGCCACTCGTTTAGGTCGTTCATGGCAATCTTTGCCATTTCCAAATCATCGATGTCCGACTCTTCAATCCATCGATTCAATAATGCACGATGCTCGTTTTTAAACTGCTGATGCGGAGTTTGGGTCATCTTCCTCATTTTCGATACAACTTATTAGCCTACTTAGCCCAGCAATCTCACCCGATAGGCGGGCAAGCTTTTGTGGATTGTCCACATGAGTATAATCCTGAAAGTCAACAAGGCATGAGTCTCTTTGTTCCTTGATAAATTTCTTAACGAATTTCCATTCTGTTTGGTCGTTTAGACCGGCAATCGCATCTGATAAATTCATGCTTTTTTCTTTTTCTTGGGTTGAGATGCTTTAATGGCTTTTGCCGTTGGATAGTTTTTACTACCAGGCTTATTCATCCGCTCACCCGAGCCTGACTTAATGCGTTTCTTTTTAGCGGCGATATTCGCCCATAGTCCTGGTTTCTTTTTATTCATTACATTGAACTTGCTGGAACATTTCCAGGTGCGGTCCCTAGCTGACCGATTAGAGCGTTTCTTTGTTGAACTTGCTGTTGCTCGAGCTGACCAGCATATGTCTGTAGCCTCTTGGCAAAATTCTCGTCCTCCTGCATCCTTTGTTGGATGTCTGTGGCTGGAATTTCTTCCGTTCCTTGCAGATATGTCTGCATGAATTGTAAACGAAGTTGGGAATTTGCTCCCTGTGGTGCATTGACCACCTGACCACTAAAGATTTTAGCGAGATCCGCAGATGTTTCCTTAATCTCCTTATCGGTCGCCTCCTCAACAGGTGCAATTAATTGACCAGCAAGGTTTGGATCGATTGCTTCTAAAAATTTTCGGAGATACACATCCGACCTGAATGATCCCTGTCTATCGTACTGGGCCATAACCTTACCAACTGTATCAAGTTTCTGAAGAACCTTCTCCTCGTCTTGATTCATCGAGTTCCAAGTAATGTTGAAGTCATACAACTCGGCAGTTTCATCTAAGATAAGCTGTGCGCCTTGCTCGTTATTCGTCACCCGAAACCAAACCATTGGTCCGCTGTAAGTACGATCCAAGCACCATACACGCTTTAAAACTTCCTTCCATCCACTTAGCCAACAATTGACCAAGTGCTGTTTTAACGCATTTGCTTCCACCGCATCTTCAGGACCAGTCGCCCGACCGGTTATGCGATTACAAAGTTGGCGAATTTCCATCTCCACCTGGGTCGATGCTGGTGAATACCTAGGAGTATCCATCCATCCGACTTCATCCCTACGGCGGACAGGAATCTGTGCGCCTGGACCGATCCGTTCGGGTCTGCGGCCCAAGCTGTAAAGAAATGGAGGCATAGTAGTCATCGATGTTGCATCACGCCGGGAGTCCATTTCGGTTTTTACGGCCACTTGGTAACTCTTCAATAATTCAGTGTATCCCCGAGAGTCCAACAACCGATGATTTAAATGCTCTCTCGTGATACATACGAATGGATACCGCCCCTCGTCATATCCAACAGGTTCATGGAAGCCTGCATCTTCCATTTCGTCAGTCCAACAGGTCTTAATAACGATTGGGCAATCATCCTCATCCAATTCCTTGCGATAAGTGGTAACAACTCGGATTAAACCCTCATAACTCTGAGTAGAATAATCATTTCCATAGTTAAAATTACTGTAGGATTCTTCCTCGAAGAAGTCTTTTGCCTTTTCGATAGCTCCATCTATCCATTTGGCATCCCATCCCTCATTTACCTTCTGCTTTAACGCTTCGGGAGTATAATAATGAATGCAATGGATAGAACGGGCGGACTCTAAATCGATGGTGTTACTATCCACGATTAATTCACGCCCCAACTCATACGCTTTTACTGCCGGACGATTTACCACCATCTTTTCAGTCGGTATTTCTGTCTCTCCAGTCTTGCGAAGCTCGTTGAGCATCTTCTTGACCCGTCTCTTCTTCAACTTTGGAAACATCGGATAGAACATTTCCTCGACTCCCTCCTTCATTTCAGGGTCTTGAATAGCCATTGCCAGTTCGGGCGATTGCTGGGCAATTTCTTCCAAACTTAATGGCTCAAACTTACGAGTCTTCTCCTGTTTCCAGTATGTGCCAAAGAAAGTCAGTCCGTTCTGCAGTAAATAATTCGCCCCGATGGCTGATTCTCTCATCAGTTCATCCATCGTACCCATTCGCCACTTCAAAAATTCACTCACCAATTTGGCAGATGCTATGTCACCGCTCTCCACAGGCGCGGCTACCAGGTTAGCCTGTGTGAGGGCCTGCGTGAGAGTCGCCACATCCCCATCGATCAATGGGTTTATAACATTGGGCGAGAGATCAGATGCGCCGTCCCAGGGAAAGGCTTCAGGTCCACTTTTCTTGCCGTCACCGCTCTTGCCTGCCCATTCGTTAAAGCGAACCTCCCGAGCATCCTCGGCCTTGTCCATCCATGACGATAAATTTGCTTTTGCCCGTTCAAACTCATGCTTTAATTCATCAACATCGGGCTTTTCTTCGTATAATTGTACTTCGTTTTCCATTTTTCTAAACTTACTAGTTTAACATTTTATTTCTTAATTTATCCAAGGCTTGTTGCTCGATTCGCTGGAGCGATGTGAACCCGATTCCCACAAATTCTGAAATCTCCTGTAGGGTTAATGGTTCAGGTTCCTCACCGCTGGCTAAAGATTCAATTCCATGCTCGATAACCATTTCACGAAGCATCATATCGATCCTCCGATCCTTATCTTCCGATGTCTCACACCAATCGGTACAACTCTTCATTGCCTTCCACCTTCTTGACTAAAACCATGCTGTTTGGCCGGTGATTATCCTGTGGCCTCTTCACGCAAACCCCTACACCTTCACGATCCTTAAAGAATATACGCATTAAACGAGGATTGGGGACTGGTCCAAGCACCCTGGCCTCTTCGTATTTAGGTAATTCAGGTATAATCTCCTCCTCCTTGGGCTGTGGGGGAGGCTCAGAGGGTTTCATATCCTCCCTGTATACCCTTTGTACTGTTGCCCGACTAAAGCCCACAAGCTTCGCTACTTCAGGCCATGTATTCCCAGCCTCCCGAAGCCTAATAATTTCCTCACGATGCCGAGGCATCACCTTTTTAGATTTCATAATTTAATAACTCCCCCCGCCTGAAGGTAAAAAACTCTCCTCATCATGGTACTCGAAATTACCGATGGAAAAATACCTGGCACAGTCCACAAAATCTTTAGGGGCAGACTTTAAATCCCCAGGTACATATGCCTGCATACAGCTAATTAAATTCTGACATTCATCCGAGAACATCAATCTTGGCTTATTGTCCAAATCCATAGGTCTGTTACGATCCCATGCCAGTAAATTGTTGATTGCCTGTAAGCCCGTCTCGATGTCCAAAGCCAGAGCAGGTTCAACGATGATGTCCTCATCCATTAAATCATCTATGATATTAGAAGATCCTTCCGACTTCTGATAACTTGCCGCTCCTAACCTTGGGTCGATGATTCGTACAACCTCATTATCCCCACAAATCTTTTCCATCCTCCTGATTTCATCCGCATAATCCTTCAATCCATACCCGTTAGGCTGGGCGGCCTCACCGGCAGACAGCTTATCCTTAGTCAGATCAATCCATCCACCCCATGTGTCAAAGTCAGGGAACTCCTTAACCGCCCAGGCGACTCCATGAGGGTCGATTGCAAATAATACCATCGTCCAAGGCTTTGCTCCCGCAGGGTCAATGCTCAGAACGAAGTTTGCATCCTCAAAATCGGGGAGCTTTTCGGGAGTGCAGAAGTTTTGGTCCGAGAGAGATGGAAAAATGGCTCTCGACTGCCTCACAGGCACTCCATATGCCCGACAAAGGATAGTTTCCCTCTTCTCGCCCTCCAATTGATTCTTCATTGCCTCCCATCCGCCAAAGGGGTTGGCCGCTGTATGAAAATACACCACCGAGCTGGCTTTGCGGATGGGCTGTTGAACGAGGGGGACCTCTTCGCCGTCCAATAAGTCAGCTTTTGCCGATTCAACTGTCCTTGCGCCTGTGAGCATACTCTTTACTACCGAGTTCCAGCCATCAACGGCGGTGAAACTGATAATTCCCTTGGAATTGCGGGTGACTGTCCGAAATCGAAGTGTATTTACCCAGGACATGGGAACGAGTTCATCTGCCCAGTAACCAATATTATGTGTGCCGTTTACAGGGTCTTGCGGTGAACCGATCTCTCCACCTTCGATAGTGGAAATATCCTGACTCCAATTACGAAAAATACACTCCGACCGATTAGGCAAAGTAAAATTAGCCGCAGTAAATCCATTACGAAGTGAATACATGACATATCCAACCTTACCCCGCCCTAGTGTCTTCAACTCTTTAGGTAATGCATTAAAAACAAGCTTCTGCTGAAATTGGATCGAATTTGCCGAGGTTTCCGTTAAGCACCATATGATCGTACCTGGATTCTCAACGAGGGATTGGACTACCCTTCGAGCGCAAAAATGGCTCTTGGAACTCCGGTTGCCTCCCATAATGAGAATCTCCTGGTGCTTCCTTAACTGCTCATCCGCTCTTTTCCATATATCTAGTTCAAAGCCATGACGATATGGATCATCCTTTTCATCCTTTAACGCTTCCTCCCGCTTCTCCCAATATGCGAGAATCTTCTCAGGAGTCATCCTCAGCATCTCTGCCTTGCTGAGAGGCGGGATGGCGGGATGCGGTGACCAGTTGAGAGGCATGGCTAATGATAACAGATTATCGATAGTAGGTCACCTCGGGTTGGGCAATTTGTCAGAATTTTTTTATGAGCCTCTATCGGTCGGCGGTGATCGGGGGGCAGATTTTCAGACCCCCCTCCCCCCCCATCTGAGCCTAAAATTTTATGTGATTTAGGACAGAGCGTACAATATATTATATTTGTGCATCATTTTATAGCGTACATGACATAAATAGGTTCGTGATATAATGATTATGTCCAATTAGACTTGCATCGAACCTTATTGATAATACTTTCTCAAATTGCTACACCGATTGATTTTATGCCCACGAAAAGACCAAGGAAAGTTGGATACGCTGAGAACCTTCCAGCTAACCTCAAGACAGAAGATGTCTGCCCTGCTATCTTTACCGGTCAACAGCTTTACGATCAGAGGCCAAAGGATTATGCCCAGGTCGTTCAAATGTTAGCTCAAGGGGCAACGATCAAACAAATCTGCAAGTCCTGTAAG